CGTACCGCTAGCGGTAACATCCACGTAGGATGGACTGACGGTGCGGACATCAGTGACCCCGACCATGTGCGTAGCTGTGTTGATCTTGTTAAGCAGCTTGACTGGTACCTTGGACCTTGGTCTGTTCGTCAAGACAAAGACACTGCACGTCGTAGTCTTTATGGTAAGGCAGGGGCAATGCGCTTCAAGCCTTACGGCGTAGAGTACCGGGTGTTGTCTAACTTCTGGTTGACGAGTCTCGTCCGTCGTCGAGCGGTGTGGGACCGTATGCAAAATGGTATCTGGGCTATGCGTGACGAGTTCGTACCTGACACCCCTAAAGGTATCTTGTACAACGACATGATGATCGAGTCCATCAACGAATCTATTGCATCTGGCACCTTGGCCAGCAAGTTCCACTTTACACGATAGGAAGAACGATGAAAGAACACGTTAACTTTTACGAGGATTTGCCAGAGGCGATTAAGCGTCTTGAATCAACTGTCGTAAAGTACGATGGAGATTTCTATTACGTCTTGTGTGTGACTGACCACAAGAATGACGGCATCTTCCGTATCTACCTTGACCCATTGAAGAACCTTTGGATTCGTTCTCACGATGACGCGCCCTATGGCGGGTATAACAGTAACCGTGGTGAACTCATGGACCAGTACCTGGAGGACAAACCTGATTGTCCTATCATTAGGAAGCACTTGAACTCTCCGTTGTTCGACAGGTTCCGTCCGTTCCCTCTTGACATGGTGAACTATCTAGGGGACACGTACTACACCGAGCGGTCTCCCGTCCGCCTCACCCAGCAAGGCCTTACTGACCAGATGATTTCATCGTGCGTACTATCTCTGCGGGACGATATTAGGGATTACGGGCTAGATATCTACAACCCCGGATTTTATAGCACGTTGATGGGTGAGTACCCCTCGTTCGAAGAGTGTTGTGCAGCTTTGGGTAACCCTGAAATCTCCAACAAGAGTGTGGCTTTTAACAGGACTTTTGCCCTCTTTCGTGGGCCTATCAACACCTTGTTCCTCTTCCACAAAGCAGAAGTAGTAGGCCTCCTACCTAACGGAGATGGCTCCTCACTTATCCTCAGCAGGGAGCACACTCACCTAAAAGAACTTATCAATGACTTGAACATTTTCCAAAGCATCAAAGGACAAGAGTGACATGAGTGTCTTTATAAAGAATCCTAAGAGAGTCAACCGAGGGTACCCAATCGGTAACAAGATGCGGCTTAAAGCTGGTCTGGTAGGTATCGAGGTAGAGGTTGAAGGTAACCACTTCCGTAAGGATGGCAGCGACCTTTCCGACGACGAGGAAGGTGAGTTCAGCCCGATTCCTAGCCCGTGGGTGTACCATCGCGACGGTTCTCTTCGGGGGGAGGACAACGCAGAGTACGTACTTCGTAACCCTATCCAGTTTGAAGAGGTTGGTCCTGCACTGAAGACGCTGTGGGATATGTTTGATGAGGATGGTACGGTCCTGTCAGACAGTAACCGAACTTCTGTTCACGTACACTTGAACGTTCAAGAGTTTTACCTTAACAGGTTGTGCTCGTTGCTTGCTCTTTACTTCTCAGTTGAAGAACTTCTTACTGCTTGGTGTGGTGAGACACGAGTAGGTAACCTGTTCTGCCTTCGAGTAAAGGACGCTCCTGCTATCATCACCCGCCTCAAGGAGTACTTCAAAACTAACGGGAGTTACAAGTTCTCTGACGGTATGCACTACGCAGGTCTCAACCCTCAAGCAATTCAGAAGCTTGGCTCCGTAGAGATTCGAACCTTGCGTGGTGTAACTACCCCCGATGTTATCGAGAAGTGGGTCAGTATCCTTGAGCGCCTCTACAAACTCTCTGAGGAGTACCCCGACCCGCGTAAGATTTGTGATGTGTTCTCGGCACACGGACCACAAGGTTATCTGTGTGAAGTGTTGGGTGAACACGCCTTCGAAGTGATGGAGTTCTCGGGGTACACTAACGAACAGATTAACAACGCGTTGTACGATGGTATTCGTGCTGCTCAAGAGCTTTGTTACTCTTGTGATTGGAGTATGTTCTCCCCTATTAAGGTGAAGACTGATCCTTTCCGCCGCAAGATCATCGAAGAAGAGGCCCCACACCAGAGCCTCACTGAGATATACAACGAGGTTGTTAGCTCCTCTACTCAATCAATATTCAGTACTGCATCTGCGCCTATGTGGTATACAGCAACGACTAACCAAGAAGAGATACTTTGACACGCTTTAGAATCCTGCCCTACAAACAAGGGAGCAGAAGCGCCAAGGCATTGGCCACTGAGCTAGGCGGAAAGGTGCTTAAACTAGAGAACAGCAAGTACATAGCTAAGCCTGACGATGTGGTTATTAACTGGGGCAACAGCCATACAGGTATCGACTGCAATCGTCTGCTGAACTGGGGTCCTTCTACCGAGAAGTGCTCTAACAAGCTCAAGTTCTTTACTCAATTTAACGGGGACCTCGACTTGATCCCTAAATTCTGGACAAACAAGGAAGATATCCCTGATGAAGCATACCCTGTCTTGGCTCGGCAATCGCTTACTGGACATAGTGGCGCTGGCATTCGCTGGTGTAACGACTCTAGCGATTGTGTTGACGCTCCTCTTTATACTAGGTACATAAAGAAATCTGATGAGTACCGAGTACACATTGGAAAGTATGATCTTATCCTTATTCAGCGTAAGGCCCGAGTCCTCTCTTGTGACAATCCCGACTGGGTAGTTCGTAATCACGCTAACGGTTTCATCTATCAACGTACTGATGTTAACCCACCTGATTGTGTTACTGATGTAGCACTCAAGGTATTCGACAGCATGGAGGGTCTTGACTTCGGAGCAGTAGACGTGATCTACAACAAGCACTACGACAGAGCGTGGGTACTAGAGATTAACACAGCCCCCGGCCTTGTCGGCTCCACGGTAAAGGACTACGCAAACTACTTCACCACATATTTTACTTGACAGGATCAGCACTATGAAGATCAGTGAAATTATTTCTCAGTTTGAAAAAGCGAAAAAAGAGTTTGGTGATATCGAGTTGAAAGCTGAGCAGACTGACGGTCGCTCAACGTGGCTAGCTTCTATAAGCTATGTTGAAATTAAAAAGGACTACACCCCTTGGAAGGGGCACAGCCAGAGGGGCGACGTACTTAAGATCGGTGGGTTATATTAATTTTACTTGACAAATTCTGAGAATGTGGTATAATACTTTAAAGAGTGTGGGTTAAAAGAACCCTAATACACAGGAGAAAAGGATGAGCAAGACGTGGGTGTACTCTGATCCTCATTTCTATCATCATAACATTTGTACGTTTACTAACTACGATGGTACTAAGGTACGACCGTGGGACGACGCTGAACAGATGACTGAGGAGATGATAGAATGGTACAACGAGATGGTGAGCGAAGAGGACCGTGTCTATATCTTGGGGGATGTCGCTTTCAGTGCGACGAACATGAGGAAGTCTGTTGGACGCATGAAAGGTCGCAAGGTCTTGATCCCCGGCAATCACGACCCGAACAAGATTAAGAAGTACATCGACCTTTTCGATGACGTTCGAGGGTACGTAGTGAAGAAGGGATTTATCATGTCCCACATCCCTATCCACGAACAGTCGATGGGCAGGTGGGGGCTGAATATTCACGGCCATCTACACAATAATCAAGTCATGCATTATCCAGAAGATTTCGACGTTAATCAAGACGAGTACCCTAACGATAGATACTATTGTGCTTGCGTCGAACGGACTAACTTTCGTCCTATCCTACTTGACGATATTCTAAAAGAGCGAGGACTTATTTAATATGCACTGCCACATTTGCGACAAGGAACTCTCCGAGAAGGAGATTGTGTTTAACGTTGAGTTGGATGGATTTGAACCTTGCTCTGAGTGCCTAGATATTATTTACGAGACAGCGTTTGGTAACGGCTTTGATCCTGAGGATGATGATGTCAGTGTTATCGAAGCTGACGAAGAAACTCTGGACCTGTTGTACAGTACAGACGTAGTGGAGAAAGACCTTGATTGATGGTAGAGCATACATCTTGCCCCGACTGTGGGAGTTCAGACGCTTTAGCTATCTACGAGGATCACGAGCACTGCTTTGCGTATGGTTGCGGAAGGCACGTATTCTTTGACGGAAAGAAAAAGAAAGAGACAGCACCTAAAGTGACATCTAGTAAAGTTCCAGCTAACCTAACCCCACTACCTTCTAAAACACAGCAAGCAGTACGATCAAGAGGTATCGACTCAGCTACTGTCAACAAGTACAAGGTCACTACCGATGGTGGTTCTAAGATGTTCGGCTCTAACGAAATCGAGTGGGCCTTTTGCTTCCCTCGTTTTGATAGTGACGGAGCACACGTAGGCAACCAGTTCCGTGACGCAGAGAAAGGCTTCAAGACTGAGGGCCTGTCCACTGATGCGTGTCTCTTTGGCCAACAGGAGTTCCCGTCTGGTGGCAAGAGCATCACCATCACGGAAGGTTTCTTCGACACACTAGCAGCCTTCCAGCTTACTGGTTCTCGTTACCCTAACGTCGGTGTGACTAGTGCTTCGTCTGCAAAGAAAGAGATTGTCAATAACTTTGAGTACCTGAACTCGTTTGACAACATCATCATTAACTTTGACAACGACGAGCCCGGTCAACAGGCAGCCAAGGAGTGCGCCCAACTCTTCGGCCCCGGTAAGGTACGCCTCCTTAAGTTAAACCAAGCAAAGGACGCTAACGACTACCTCATGGGCGGACTGGTACGCCAGTACATCGACGAGTGGTTTCGTGCTCCTGTGTACCTCCCAGACGGTCTGGTGGTGGGTTCAGACGAGAAGCTGCTGAGTGACATTGTAGACTACACTGAGCCAGAGTCTGTGCCGTTCCCTTGGGAGGGGTTGAACCGTAGCACTTATGGTCTTCGTCTGTCAGAGTTCACTTTGTTCCTTGCTGACACTGGTATTGGTAAGACCTCGTTCATGAAGGAGATTGAGTACAAGCTACTCACTGACGAGGAGCTGAAGAAGCGTGAGTACGGTATCGGCTTCCTTCACCTTGAAGAACCGAAGAGGGACACGGCCCTCGGCCTAATGTCTATCCACAAGAACAAACCTTATCATCTACCTGACACGGAGAAGACGCGCGATGAACTCATTGAAGTCTACAAGGAGATTGTGGACACTTCTCGTGTTGTCATCTGGGATCATTTTGGTAGTAACGAGATTGATGCCGTCCTTTCTAAGATAAGGCACATGGTTGCACTTGGTTGTAAGTACATCGTTCTTGACCACCTTTCTATTGTTGTCAGTGACCAAAGCGGTGACGAACGTAAGATGCTTGATGAGATTTCAACCAAGCTGAAGACCCTTACCATGAACCTAAACATCTGCGTCATTGCTGTCATGCACGTGAACAGGAAGGGTGAGGCTCGCGGTAGTGCTGGTCCTGAGCAGGTGTCTAACAACGTTGTCCGTCTTGAACGTGACAAGAAAGACCCTGATCCTTGGCGTCGTAACATCACCAAGGTTATCGTTGAGAAGTGTCGTCTGTCCGGGCGTACAGGACCCGCCTGCTACGTGTACTACAACGAGATTACTGGACGGTTGGAAGAGCTACCTGACGATCTAGCACAGGCGTATGAGTCTGGTGCTAACGACGTTGGTCATGAGTTTGATAGGATGTAATACTATGGCGTACACCGATAGAAATGATAATATCTCTGAGGAATACCCAGATGGGTTTATTTTCTGTGTTCAGCATGGTGTTGGTACTAATGACACCACTCCGTACTTTATAAAGGTTGAACCTAACGTGCCTCCTGTACTGTACGATCACTTCCCTTCTCTCTCAGAACGAGGGAAGACAAAATGGCACGTTAAAGAGATATCCTCCGATTATAAAGGTGACAACTATTAAGGATACTTAATGTATACTGATTGGTCCGAGAGGCCGGAAGATTACTACACAGTTGACATTGAAACAGATGGACTACACGCTACTTGTGTGTGGGTAATGTGTTGGCAAAACATCAAGACTGGCGAGACTGGTGCGTGTACTACGAAGGAAGAGGTCCTTGAATTTTTCTCCAAGACAGTGGGTTCTGTTTATGTTGGGCATAATTTGCTCAAGTTTGATGGCCCTACTCTTAACCACCTTTATGGGGTGGCCCTCTCTAGCCATAATTGTATTGACACCCTTGTTCTCAGTACTATGTACAGCCCCAGCATACCTGAAGGTCATTCACTAGATGCTTGGGGCGTTCGTATGGGCAAGCCTAAGCTTAAGTTTGATGATTGGTCTCACCTCTCAGATGAGATGATTGAGTACTGTCACGTTGACGTAGCTATCACGACTGAGTTGTTTCGTAGGTTGATGCGTACTATGACACGTATCGGATTCACCGAGCAAAGCATGTGGATTCAGCACAGGTTCACGGAGCTACTAGAGAAGCAACGCAAGAACGGCTTTAAGTTTGATGGTCCTCGCGCTCTTGAACTCTACAGCAACCTCCGATCTATTGAAGAGAGACTACAAGATGACATCAGAGAAGTCTTCCCACCAGAAGAACCCATCGTTAGACAAAGTAAACCAGTATATACAAAGTCTGGACGAACATCTGTCTTATATGACAAGGATTGCGAGCGATTCAGGGTTGTTGTTAGCCCATCAGGGGACACTTATGACGCGTTTGACTCAATCCCGTTTAACGTTGGAAGCCCTGCTCAAAGAGTTAGAAAGCTTCTAGAGCTAGGCTGGGAGCCTGAGGAGTTCACCGAGAAGGGTAGCCCTAAGCCATTCGACAAAGGCAAGCTCTCACCGTCTCTTGAGACGTTTCTAGAGGGTACTCCTGTGCCTGAGGTAGAGATGATTGCT